CTTTTCACGCTCCCAATTACTAGCCGGAAATGGCGGGAGGTTCCACTTGTCGGGCTATAGCCCTATCCGGCTAGTTGATTAAAAATTACGCGCTAGTTCCCTTGCAAATCACGCCATAGGTCGGGCGGAATACGCCATACCCATAGTCCATGCTTGCAACGAGTTCCCAGGCACCATTACCAGACCAAGACGCGTCACGCTGGCGCTCAATGCTGAATGCTTGACGAAGATCCAACGCCATAGCGGGCTTTGCGAACATTGCCCCCACAGCAGCAGTACCACTTGTGATATTGGCATCACAGAAAAAGTCAATTCCACCGAATGAAGCCTGGTAGAAATTGCCAACGATGCTTTCGGCAATGCTAGTGTTCTGCATGAGAGTAGGCACGCCTGAAGTCGCAGAGGTCAGGTAGTACCATTGGACAGGGTGCAATACGCAGGCGTATGACCCAAAGACTTTGTTACTGCGAATATAGGCTTGAGCGCGCATGATGTTTGCCCAAGTCAGAGTTCCACCTGCTGTCCCTACTGTTCCACCGGTCAAGCTGGCAAACAGGGAAGCAAGGTCAGTATCGATCTTGGCAGATGCGGTTTGACCCAGATAAACGCCAGCTTCACGCACGGCATTGGATGGATCTGTTCTGAGTCGTCTCTCGGTCAGAGTGACCATGGAAGACAAGACCGCCGGGGTTAAGGTTCCAGCAGGATCGGCATTAAAGGCTTGATTTGCGGAATCGGCTGATTCTGCAACAGCCAGGAAAGTCCCCCCTGAATAACTACCAAAGATTCGGGGAACCTGGGATTGAGTGTCATCAAAGACAGTCACGAACGGCGCAATGACGTTGCCCTCTTGGGCGACCATCAATGCGGTTTCATAAACGCTAGCAACTAAGTCGTCTATGCCAGCATAGGTTGATTCATTAGCCATTTTCTATTCTCCTGATTTAGCTCCGTAATATTTCACGCCCCCGCCTTTTTCAAAAGGATTGGTGTTTCTTGGTCCGAGCAAGCGTTCACGTTTTTGCTCTGGAGTTTCCTCCAGGTGAGCATTGCCCGGATTAGTCGGCGATCCAGATACGGTTGATTTTTGTGGGATAGCCTTTGCCAACGCCTCAGCCTTTACTTTCATGTCCTCTTCCGGTAAGTCCGGCAAGAGTTCATAAATCTCAGGTGGGAGTTTGGCGGCTTCCCCTACTTTCCTTCGCAATTCACGAAGGCTTGATTGTTTTGTTTCCCCTTCGAGTTCCACAATCCGCTTGTTCGCTTTTTCCAAGTCGGACAAATCGGCATCTTTGCGTTTCTTCTCGGCATCCTGATACTTGAGCAAATCCTTCTCTGCCTTCTCTTTAGCCTTTAGGACTTCATCGAGGCGGCTTTTCGGGATCATGTGTTCAGCAGATTCGGTGTTTATCGGCTCCGCAGCCGGGGGCTGAACAGGTGCTACAGGTTCAGGTACTACAGGGGTTACGGGTGCTTCTGGTTCTTTAGCCATTTTTGTTTCTCCATTCGTTTTTAACGAGCAACGCCTCGTGGAAATAAAAAACGCCCTTCGCTCATATCTCTATGAGGAAAGGCGCGTCCCCGAAAGGGGAGGGGTCTTATAACTTATCGCGTGTTACCGCGTTGTTACCAATTAGTGATTATCTTCATCTTCCTCTACAATATAATAGTGGTATGCTGAAACATACGAATTAATCTTGAGTTTTGTGGAGCATTTCGGACAACAAATAGGATTGGATAAACCGCTCATAACATCATCCGGCACATTAGGAAAAACAAAAGCCCGTATCATTGGTTCATCAGCCCCTTTGCTTTGTTCTTCAATGAGGGCATCACATTTTGGGCATCGAAAAAATACCGTATCAAACATTCCCATATTGCACCTCCCGATGCAGTGTCATTCATACGTTCTTATGGAATCAATGAATAAATTAAATGCTTGTTTGATTTCGTCTTTGTGTTCATAGAATTTTCTATTTACAGTAAAACTTTCATCTGACCACTTGGTAATTATTGCTCTTTCATATCCATTATCGGAAATCCATTCAATTTCTAATGCCCCATCCGACATTTTCACTTTTACGTTATCCATCTTTGCACCTCCCGATGCTATTTATCCGTTATTGTAATCGTTATATCGTGATACTCAGGCAAGCCAAATTTCTTCCTCAGTATCGCTACGATTGCGAGTAATGCCCTACAGATAATATCAGCGGCGGCACGGTCTATCATGCTGTCACAATCGAATGAAGTGCCATTACGGTCTTTAGGCTTTTATTAATTTTATAAACATCCCAAACATATTTTCTGATTGAATTATTGTCATAAGGATGCTGAATAATTGGTTTCTTAGTTTCGTCATAGAACGTGAAACCGACACAATCATCATAGATTACTGAATATCCATCGGGCAGTTGTAACTTTTCTATTTCTTTATCCATCATTCGCCTCCCACTAAATCTTTCAGCGCGGTTGCTGTTCGCATAGTGCCAAATACCTCTACTTAGTTCTCACAGGCGGTTCAGCGCCTAGTATTTCCCACAAGGGAGTTGCACCGCGCATAGTCCCAAATACGGGGTCTTCATAGGTGTGGGACAAATCGCTAAAATTCATTTGTCCGCCCTTATAAAGGTCATATTTTGTTTGACCCAATCTATCAACTTGAGTTTTCTCGTCTTGTTCGTTGAACCATTCTTCGCCCGTTTGTCCGACTGGATTCTCAACGCCATCTATCCAGGGGAGTAAAGCACAATGCCCGTTGTGATGGTCATCACAAATCGCATCTGCTGGAAACCACGTCCCGTGTAATGCAACGCACGAATCACAGCAAACGTCATCAAGGGTGGCGCACCATACTTGCCCCTGTAATACATCAGCATTTGCCATAGTAACAGCCCGTGACGCTTGCCTGTACGAGTAAAGTTGGCTTGTTCGCATCATTCGCATACTGTCAGTCAATCCAACGCCATATTCATCCGTTATCCAGTTGGCAATGACCTTTGGATTCACACCCTGCGCTACTTGGTCGAGTATTCCCTGTGCTATTTCTGTTGAGTGATAGCCTGATAGATATTGAATCTTGCCAAACAATGCTCCTCTTGGGTCAAGATAATCTGCAAGGAAGTTAAGCGCATCCGGCGTGGCATTGGCAACCAGGTTTCGCGGTACATCTGCAATCGCTATTCCCATCGCATCGGCAAGCGCGGCGATCATCAGGAACTTGCCTGACGATAGTCCCGACTTAGCGGCGGCGGTTGTAGCCAGGCTTACTTCTGTTCGCAGATAACCTTCGTATGCTGTCAATTCATCTTCGATCGATCGGATAAGGTTCTTATATGCCGCGCTTTCACTTATGCTTGCTTTTGTCAACTTTCCTGAAATGAGTTGTGCATCCATCTGTTCCATGAGCGCGGTTATCTGTGGAGTGATACGCATATACGTCAGTCCATAAGCAGCGACCAATCGACCTAAGACTTGACCATCTTGCTTGTCAAGTTGCTTCTTGAGACGCGCCCATTCAGAGAGTAGGGTCATTTAGTTTTTATATCAATAGTAATTATTGATTTCGATAGACCGGGAATCATGTCATCCAATCCCATGGACCAATCAACTCTTGTGGCTTTTATTTCTTTACCATCCAATGTAACCTTTAGAGAATCCCATTTGTTATCTGCGTGATTGTGAAAAGTTATTGGTAAATGAGTTTCAATGTAATTTGATAAAAATTGCAAATTGTGAATAAGTTTTATGATTCCCATATTTCACCTCCCGTGTGAAATGTCATGCGTTATTCTGATTTCTCCCTGCGATAAAATCACGCAATAGATTTCCGCCTAATGCGTTCTTAGCCGCAGCTTCTGCATCCAAGTCGGGTTGAATCGCCTCAAGGTCAACGCCATGTCGTGCGGCAATATCCTTCTTGCTATCCAATCCATTGCGCAATAGGAACTCATCTTCAACTATTTGTTCGGTTGGATTGACGGGTAATGCATCGCCCCATTCGATAGTGCCTGGGTCTGCTCTCTCATCGCCATTCAATACCAGCAATCTACGGTTGATCTCCAACAGCGCATCACCATACAATTCACGCTTCGTATCTGTCTTGTCCACGGCATCGCTAAACACGACACGCATCACAAAATTAGTCAGTCCACTACCCAACTGTGCAATCACAGCCGGAGGGACTTCACGCATCAACTGGAATATGGCTGATTGAAGGTCGCCCGCGAACGCACGCGACCCGTCTATATCAGCGTTGGCTTGCAAGTTGTAGACTTTGGCTAAATCGTTGGAAGTCCAGAACAATGAACCGGGACCCGTTGCAATATCAGGGGCTTGCGAGAATCCAGTTGCAATCGTAGGCGGGGCGGCATTCAAGCGAATCGTCTTGCTAATATTTGAATTGGCAAAGTTATGCTTGTCCTGTACGCCCGTTGCCCATTCAGCATCAGTCGAGCCATAGCAACCATGTGACGCTTTGAGTGAGGGCAGGTTCTTCCAATGATGGATAGGAGGGAAAGGATATTGAAATGTGTAAGGCGGCTGTTCAGGATCGGGAATCCATTTGCGTTTACCTTTAGGCATGATGAAGTGTTCAACTAACCAATAAGATAACGGGTCATTCAGGTCAATCTTACTTGTCCGCTCCATGTATGCCGTATCTTCAACGCTGAATACGATTTCATATTTCTGTGGCTCGTCAACGTCAAAGGGATTAGGGAATACCTTTGTTATCTCATTGTCCAGAACAATAAGGCGATAAGTTGGATCACCTGTAAGTTTATGAATAATTCCATCGGGTACTATCTTTACAAATGGAGTGCCGTATACCCCGCCATTCAAGCCAACTTGCATCAGGAATTGCTTGAGATTGTTGGCAGTAAAAACATTGTCGATAAACGCCTGGTCTTTGTCATTCGTCAGTTTGAACGTCAACCCGTTGAATGTCCGTGATATGGCACGCTCAATAGCCAGACCGATATAGTTCATGGCTACGTTGTCGTTATACTGCCCTGGTTTCGTCTTTAGTTGTTCAGGATGCTCCCCGTTGTAATACTCCCGGTCTGACTTTGCCTTATCTTCGAGGGTCGGAGCTAAAAAGCCTGCAATGCTGCGCCCTAATCTGTCCACTATCGGGTCATACCACGCCATATTATCTCCAGTCCTCGATAACGCCTGATTGCATTTCGATCATGTCATCCTCGTGCGCGTATCTCCCCGCGGCAATAAGATGGTCGTTCTTTTCATACGGTATTCTCAATGCGTTACCGTCTTTGTCCTGTTTCCAGTGATAAGTCGATATCTCATTTCGGGCATTGATACACTTTGAATCAATAATGATGGTCTGTTGCTGCATCCACTGAATCCCAAAGTTGACACTATCTTTGCCCTTCTTTGCACCCAGAGCATTAACATTGGCGTTCTGCAATTCCCGGATCGACTTCGGTTCCGCGCTATCACAAGTGACATACTGCGAACCTATGCGTTGCTTGATTTCACTAGCAAGCCAATCGTTTGTAAGCCCTCGCTCATAAAATTCATCGTATAAGTAGATTGTCTTATTTGGTCTGTTATAGTGACTAATCCAGAGAGCTGCGGGGTCGCTTGAAAAGCCGAAGTCAAGACCATTGCGATGGTTTGTACGCTGTTCTTCTGGTAAATAGAAAGGATCTTTTTCATCCGAGAGGTTAGCAACTTTCCAGTTGGTAAATATGACATCTCCAAGAATCCCCCAGTTGCCCAGGGTGTAGACTTGGTAATAGTAACTGTCTTGCTCATGTTCTAATCTCCCAATATCTTCACTTGTCAGGAACGCATTATCTTTGTAGATTGTCTTGAGTATCGACAATTCAGGTGACTTGTATTCCTTTTGGTCATCCGCCCATGCTACCTTTGCAAAGTATGTCTGGTAAATCCAGTGGCTTTGCATGATAGGGTTGAAGGATAAACTGATGCGCTTTGGCGTATCAGCACTACCACCACGCAACCGCTTCTCTAATTGCTTCAATGAATCCGGTTCAATTTCGGTTGCTTCTTCGATCCAGATGTCAGTGAACACGCCCTTTTGTGGCGTGATTGACTTTAGCTTTTCAACGTCATCCAATCCACTGAATACGCACTGATACCCGTTGTGGCAGGTGATAGTTCCATCCGTCTTGTTGATCGTGAACAGATGGCTAACACCCCAATTGACAATGACCTTGTTTATTTCCTGCGAAACAGATCCACGAATGGAGTTCTTTGTTTCACGAAGAACCAAGTAATTGCGCCCCCCCACCATCAGGTCATACACACAGCGTTGAGCCAGGAACACAGATTTGCCAGAGGATGACCCGCCATAGAATATCTGGAATGGGGTTAGGTTGGTAATGTACGGCAGATAGACTGCGTTGAAAACATTACGATTGATCTGGACTTCGGTCATCGAGTAGCGTTACCCTAATAACATCACCGTCCATGCCCGTGAGTTGTGTAGTTTGAATAGGCTTGCCTAAGATGTAATCGGACAACCATTGACGAGCTGTCTTATCGCCATTCTTGGCTTGCTGAATTGCACGCTCTACAATGGCACGCCAATCCTTCGTCTTGACAAGGCGATATAAAGAGTCCAAGTATTTAGCCTGTCCCTTTGGTCTACCACCCGGATTCCCTGATTGTCCTTTTTGAAATGCCATTGTTAATCGTTGTTCTCAACTGCCACAATCTTTATCATCTTCCCTTGCCAATCCATGAATATTTTGGCTTGTTCCTTGCAGTTTTCAGGCAAATTCAGCGTGATATTCACGGAAAAATCCACCATTGTCTTTACCTGGCGGACTTCAGCAACGGCCTCGATTGCTTTTACGTCATCAGTCAATCGTTATCCTTTGGCAGTTCGGGTCTTGGCATCCAATGAGTTATTTCTTTATCATGTCCGACAGCATCAAAATCAAGATGCCAGTGTTTATTTTCTGGAGAATAATCTCCGTATCCATATCCGTTAGGGTAGATAACGAAACAATCAATATCACGGCTTTCCGGCAATCTTTCTTTTACTGAAATCCATCCTTGTTGAGAATTATTAACAATCCGAACTTCTTTAATAAACAATCCATCGCGCCCTGTATTATCGCGTTCCGTGGGATAATTAGAGAAAGAAATTTCTACAAGCATTTTGCTTAATGTTGCCATATTCCACCTCCCAATGAAATATTATTCATCCCGGTTACACCTACCCGCCGCTACGGGCTTAGTTGTCACCATCCGGGTCGCCACATAGGTTTGCGTGACAAGCACGTCCCTGACATTTATTGGCGATGCGTCGATAAGTAGGGTTGTTCCCGTGTTCCCCTGCGTTTAGCCTGATACTAATTGCTTTGTGCTAGACTTCCGGCGTTCCCTACCAAGTCCCCATCACCTTCTCACACAAAGTATCCACCGGGTCAGGCATGTAAGCGACCTGTCAAGCAAGGCGGAGCAGTAAAGGATTCGAACCTTTGCAAGCAATTTTGGAGATTGCCGTGCTACCGTTACACCAACTGTCCATAAAACGAGTGGTCGGGATTTGAACCCGATATGGTTTCCTGCGAACAAGACACTCCTAGTTGTGTCATGGAAACTCTTGTCTCGTCACAGCGTGTTCCCACCACGCCGCCACTCATATCCGTCAATTTATCACGCCGGACGGTAGGCGTATTCGCGCCCTGGGTCATCAGTCCTAGTAACTGAATCCTCAAGGCTTCACTAGGATAAGCAGGGTTGTCCCCGTGTTCCCCTGCTGATTAGCCTGTAGCTATTGGCTTTGTGTTTACTCGTCCGGCATTCCCTGCCACGAGACCCCTCTACCATCAGAACACAAAGTTTGCACCGGGTCAGGCATGGTTCATTGTCGCTATTTTTCAAGCGGCTTGATTTCGTTCCATACATTGTTCCCGTGTTCTGTATGGCATGAGCCTGTATCACTCTTGAATTGACCGGGTCAGGCATGAACAGTTTATTCGTTTGCCAGTCGGTTGGTCTACATCGGGCGAGACACTAGCACATAGTCGGCTACCGTCTTACCATTTTCATTCATTACAT